TGACTGGGAGCAAACATACAAACAAGGCCTAGATCAGCTTGGTCTCGAGATAGAAGACCGAACTACACCATGGGCAGGAGCCTGTGGCGTATTCCATCCGATGCTTTCCGAAGCTGTTGTTAGATTTCAGAGTCAGACTATCCAGGAAGTAATACCTGCTAAAGGTCCAGTACGAACCCAATGCTGGGGAGTTACTACCCCTGAACGCATCCAGCAAGCGAAACGTGTTCAAGAGTATATGAACTACCAGCTTCTTGAAGTGATGACTGAATATAGATCGGAAACAGAAAAGCTTTTGTTTAGCCTACCACTTGCTGGTAGTGCATTTCGCAAAATTTATTTCGATCATTCCCTGGGTAGGCCAGCATCTATGTTTGTACCCGCAGAAGATTTTGTGGTTGCATACCATGAGTCTGGGTTAGATCAGGCAGAACGCTATACCCATATTATGAATCGCAGCACTAATCAGGTTAGAAAACTTCAAGTTAGTGGATTCTACCGTGATATAGAGTTGCAAACATCTCATGTCGAGGACAATCCAATTACTGAAAAGTATAACGAAATTGGTGGTGTAAGTCCTTCGTGGGAAGACAATGAAAGACATCAATTGCTCGAAATACACTGTGTACTAGATTTGCCAGGATTTGAGGATGAGGATGGAGTTGCACTCCCATATGTCATTACCATAGACAAGGCTAGTGCAGAAGTTCTTTCAATCTATCGTAACTGGGCTGAAGAAGATCCGCATAGAATTAAGAAGCAGCACTTTGTGCATTACGGTTATGTGCCTGGAATTGGTTTTTATAATCTTGGCTTGATCCATATGATTGGAGGATTGGCCAAATCTGCGACTAGTTTGCTTAGGCAGTTAGTTGACGCAGGTACACTATCCAATCTACCTGGAGGTTTGAAAACTCGTGGACTCAGAATCAAAGGCGACGACACCCCAATCATGCCCGGGGAGTTTAGGGACGTGGATGTGCCAGGTGGTGTCATCCGTGACAACATCACTTTTCTTCCGTATAAAGAACCGTCTTCGGTCCTTTATCAACTACTTGGGAACATTGTAGACGAAGGAAGAAGATTTGCTTCAATGGCAGATATGAAGGTTGCCGACATGAATCAGAATGCTCCAGTCGGAACCACGCTTGCGATTATGGAGCGAGCAATGAAAGTGCAGTCTGCAATTCAGGCAAGGATACATGCTAGTCTAAAACAAGAGTTTAAGATTCTGGCAGGCATTATACGCGACTACACATCCCCATCATATCCGTATGAAACAGAAGAAGGCACAGAAATTAAAGCAGAAGACTTTGATGATCGTGTTGATGTAATTCCTGTTTCTGATCCTAATGCTAGTACGATGTCACAGAGGATTATGCAATATCAGGCAGCTATGCAGTTAGCACAGCAATCGCCCGGATTATACGATATGCCACTACTTCATAGGCAGATGATGGAATTAATCGGTATTCCAAATGCCGATAAGATTGTACCGATGCCAGATGAGATTGCTCCTACAGATCCAGTTAGTGAAAACGAAGACTTGCTTACTATGAAACCAGTTAAGGCATTTGAGTATCAAGATCACGATGCTCATATGAAGGTTCACATGGTTCTGAAAAATGATCCTCAGATTAAAGAGCAGATGCAGAACAATAAGATGGGTGGACCCATGAATGCAGCACTCGATGCTCATCTCAGGGAACACTTGGCATTTGTATTCCGTGATCAGATTGAGGAAGAACTTGGTTATGAGCTCCCACCTGCGAATCAACCTCTTCCAGAAGATATTGAAAAGAGACTTAGTGGTCTTGTCGCAGAGGCTGCGGAGCAGATGCTTGGCAAGAAGAAGGCAAAAGCCAAGGCTGCCGCAGACGCTAAGGTACAGAAAGATCCTATCGTACAGCAGCGTGATAAAGAGTTGAAGATACGCGAGCAGGATGTACAGCGCAAAGCACAAGCTGATCAAGCCAAGGGTGCGACAGAACAGCAGAAACTTGCGGCCAAGCAACAAGCTGATATGGCAACTCAACAGTTGGCACGGGATAAAATGGCCCAGGATCGTGAGGCAATCTTACTAAAGGATAAAGTAGAGATGCTGAAAATACAATCTGATCAACAACAGTTTGAAACAGAAAAAGAAATACAAGTTGCAAAACTAGGTTTAGAGGAATCCAATATTGAGACTCAGCAAGAAATTGATGGCATGAAGCTTGGTATTGAAATATCACGAGAGGATAATGGGGAATAAATGGCTGAGGATATCTTTTCATTACTTAAAAAGAAAATTAGAAACCAAATGAATGAGTTGGCAGATCATTTGGCTGTAGGATCGGCAAAAGATATGGAAGAGTATCGTAAGATTACTGGTATCATTGAAGGATTAGCCTGGACAGAACGTGAAGTTATTGATCTTGAGGATAGATTGCTCAAATTATAGTTCGTAGGACGCAACGCTCAAACGGAGCGCAACAATCAAACGAGAGGTAAGTATGGGTACACTCGCCAAGGAACAAGATAATCTCAGAGTTATGGATATTGAAGAGATTACATTTAAAGATATAGAAGATGGTGACAACTTTGCATCTCAGTTGCCTGAGCCAAAAGGCTACAAATTACTGATCGCACTTCCTGAAATCGAAGAAAAAACGGAAGGCGGTATCATCAAGTCTGCACAAACCCAGTACGAAGAGAATATTGCTACTATTGTTGGCTGGGTTATGTCTATGGGTCCAGATGCTTATTCTAATTCCACACGGTTTCCTAGTGGTCCTTACTGTCAGGTAGGAGATTGGGTGCTATTTAGAGCATTTAGTGGCACAAGAATTAAAATTCATGGCAGAGAATTCCGAATAATCAACGATGACACTGTAGAGGCGGTCGTAGAAGACCCCAGGGGCGTAGAAAGGGCTTAACATGAGTGAAGAAAACACTGTAACAACACAAGAAGATAAGTTTTTAGGGGTAAGGACCACTATAGAACCCCCCGAAAAGGCAGGCGAGGCGGAAAAATCCGAAGAATTACAGATTGAAGTCGTAGATGACCGCCCATCTGAGGACCAAAGAGGTCCAATTAATGAAAAAGCCGATGATGATGGCATGGCTAACGACCAGGAACTGCAAGAAGTTGGCGAAAGGGTCGGGAAACGCATTAAAAAGCTAAAATGGGAGTTCCACGAGGAACGTAGGGCCAAGGAATCAGCAGTAAGGCTCTCTAATGAGGCAGTTAACTACACATCAGGGCTTCAAACGGAGAATCAACGCCTCTTAAGGCTTGTTCAGGACTCTCAGACTGCTTTGACGCAACAAAGTCAAGGTAGGGCTGATGCAGCTATGGCTATAGCGGAAGAAAACTTTAAAAAGGCCCATGAGTCGGGTGATTCTGCACAAATAGCCGCTGCACAAAAGGATATGACTAATGCACAGCTAGGTAAGGCCTATGCTCCGGCTGTATCACAGAAAATCATTGATAATTGGAAAAATCAAGTGATGGCTGAAGACAGGCAGGTCGCACAACAACAACAACAGTATGTACCCGAGCCAATTCAGCCAGATGGTAAGGCAATGGTCTGGCAAGAAGACAATCCTTGGTTTGGTCAAGATGAAGAGATGACTAGCTTTGCATATGGGGTACATGAAAGGCTAGTTAATAGAGAAGGTATTGACCCAAGCAGTGAAGAATACTATAAATTAATTGACTCTCGTATGAAAGAAGTTTTTCCTACGCAATTCAGTGGCAGTAACCAGCGCACTCAAGAATCTGCGGTTATTGTAGACACTGCACAGCCCAGAAAGGCTAGAACAGTGGTAGCACCAGCAGGTAGAAATGCTGGAGCCACACCACGCACAGTGAAGTTGACAGGAACTCAGGTGAGACTCGCGAAACGCCTGGGCCTTACTAACGAGCAATATGCAAAACAGCTCATGAAGGAGATGGTATAATGTCCGAAGAACGCGCATCACGGGGGACACGGGATTTAGATAGTCGTGAAAATGAATCTAGAAAAAAATCGTGGGAACCCGCATCAATACTTCCTGATCCCGATCCACAAGATGGCTGGGTATTTAGATGGATACGAACTGCAATGGTAGGCAATCTCGATAATACGAATGTGTCAAAACGCTTTCGTGAAGGTTGGGAACCAGTTCGTGCCGAAGATCATCCAGAGCTACAAATTATGAGTGATCATAAATCAGAATTTGGGGCGAAAGGCGGGATTGAGGTTGGTGGACTCTTGCTCTGTAAGGCACCACTAGAAATAGTGGAAGAAAGACGTGCATATTACAAAAATCATGCAGAGTCTCAGATGCAAGCAGTTGACAATAACTATATGCGTGAGAACGATCCTCGGATGCCAGTTCTCGCGCCTGATCGTAAGACTCGTGTAGCATTTGGCGGCGGAGGTCGCTAGATGCTTTAAATTAATTAGCAAATAGGAAAAATAATTATGGCTACTTCAGCTTCACCGTATGGAGCCAGACCCATTGGTACTACAAGTGCATCAGGTTCGTTTAGCAGCAAGGTGCGCAATTTACCGATAATTACCACATATGGCACCGCTATTTTTAACGGTGACTTTGTCAAGCTTGTAGCAAACGGCACAGTTGAGAAGGATGCTGGAACCGCTACCTTGGCTTCTATTGGTATTTTTATGGGTTGTGCTTATACGGACCCAACAAGTGGACAGAAGACGTTTAGTGACATGTGGCCTGCATCGAATGCAGCAACAGACGCAGTGGCGTATGTCCTAGACGACCCTGATGTCGTGTTACGAATGCAGGCAGACGAAGCAATGAATACCACAGACCGTGGTTTAAACGTCGGTGTTGTACAAACCGCCGGATCTACTTCCATCAAGAAATCTAAGAATGCGATTGATGGTTCTACTCCAGCAGCAACGCTTACATTGCCTCTTCGAGTTATAGACTTCGTTGACGGACCTAAAAGTCTGGCTCCGGATGGAACAACCGCCAGTGATGCCTATCCAGATGTTATCGTTAAGTTTAACGCTGCGTCTACATTTACAGCATCTCCTCATTCATACAACAACCCTACTGGGCTATAAGGAGATACTAACTAATGGCTATATCAAGGGCACAATTACTTAAAGAACTGTTACCGGGGCTTAATGCTCTCTTTGGGATGGAATATGGACGTTATGATGACGAACATAGTGAAATCTACGAGACTGAAAGTTCAGATCGGTCCTTTGAGGAAGAAGTAAAGCTTTCGGGCTTCGACGCTGCACCCGTTAAAGACGAGGGATCAGCAATTTCTTACGACGCTGCACAGGAGAGCTTCACGGCTCGCTACAACCATGAGACTATCGCCATGGGCTTCGCTATTACAGAAGAAGCTATGGAAGACAATCTCTATGATTCCCTGTCGGCTCGTTATACTAAGGCTTTGGCTCGTGCCATGGCCCACACCAAACAGGTTAAAGCTGTTGTTCCATTGAACAATGGATTTACTGCTACTTACCAGAGTGGCGATGGTGTAAACCTTTTCACAGCAGATGGTGATGGAGTAACTGGCGGTGGCGGTCACCCACTCGTTTCGGGTGGTAAGAACTCTAACCGGCCAGCAACTGCCGTTGACCTCAACGAGACTTCTCTTGAGGCTGCTGTAATCCAGATTGGCAAATGGACAGATGAGCGTGGTCTAATGATCGCTGCTCGTCCCCAGACGCTTGTTATCCCGCCAGATCTTCAGTTTGTGGCGCAAAGGGTAATGAAATCTGAGCTTCGTCCTGGGACCGCTGACAACGACATCAATGCAGTACGCTCGATGGGTGTTGTACCTGGCGGCACGGTTGTGAACCATTATCTAACTGATACAGATGCATGGTTCTTAATGACCGATATTCCTAACGGAATGAAGCACTTCAATCGTGTAGCACTTGAGACAAGCATGGACGGTGACTTTGATACCGGAAATGTTCGTTACAAAGCTCGCGAGCGTTATAGCTTCGGTGTATCTGATCCACTAGGGATCTGGGGATCACCAGGAGCATAGTTAGATTTGGGGTAGGAATGGGCTGTTTCTTTCACGTTCCGACCAGGAATAGCCCATCCTGCCCCTCTTCTTTTTCTGACTACTAGCAATAGTAGAAACTAGCCACT